GCCGCAAGTAACTGTCTACATAAAGCGTGAAGATATGGACCGATGGGCTTCTGTAGAATACAAAGCAGAGTTCATTAGAAGAGCATTAGATAGCGAATTGGGCGGTATTACTAAACCTATTAAACAAAAACCCACAGGGGGGGTACCTAAGAAAAGTAGTGTCGATATCCAATTAGAAAAAATAGAATCCGTAAAACAGATGGTTCCAGGAATATTAACAGCAGCAGACCTTGCGCCTAAAATTAAAGAACGAGGTGCTTGTAGGAAATGTGGGGCTATACTAGATATTCGTGGTAACTGTATGCAGAAAGGTTGCAAATAATGTATAAACCAGATAGAAAGAAACCAATCAGGAAATCCCCTGGACCTACTAAGCGTTCAGATACTGGGGAACTTATCTTAGATCCAAAGAAACAAGCATTCTTAGCCGCTTATTATGACCCTACCAGTGAATACTACGCCAATGCTTACCGTTCTGCCTTACACGCTGGATTTAGTGAGTCTTACGCTAGATGTTTAACTGCACCTGCTATGAACAATACTTGGATTAAAGCTGAGAACTATTACAAGAACACCAAGCTTACCCCAGAACACATTGTTAAGAGCGCAGAGAACCTAGCGCTTCGTGGGAAGAAAGAAGAAACTAAACTTAAAGCCTTAGACTTCTTAGCCAAAATACACGGCATGATGGTAGAAAAGAAAATTACCGCCACAGTTAATATAGAAGAACTATTAAACACTAAAGATAAAAACGATAAAGATATACTAGACCTATGAGCCTGACACCAGAGCAAATAGAAAAGATTAGTCAGATAAAGGATGACTTCTACCTTTACTGTGAGAAAAACCTTCACATCCAGAATAAGCAGGGAGCCTTAGTTCAATTCGTGCCAAACTCTATACAGAAACAAATTATCGACTATGTTATTACTTGCTTAGAAACAAACCAACCTATTAGGATGATAGTCTTAAAAGCTCGTCAGGAAGGTGTCTCTACAGTCGTAGAAGCCCTTATTTACTGGTATACCGCTACCCATAAGAATGTCAGTAGTAAGATAGTTAGCCACGACAGGGAATCAGCCTACAACCTTTACTCAATGTTCCAACGCTACTATGAGAACTCCCACGATTTTTTTAAGCCATCCACCAAATACCGCACCAAGAACGACCTTATGTTCAATAATGAAGAGAACACAGGGTTAAACTCTTCAATATCCATATCATCTGCTGAGAACACAGGAACAGGTCGAGGATTAACCATACACTGGCTACACGCTTCTGAAGTAGCTATGTGGCACAATGGTGCTGAAATCCTTGCTGGTCTACTCCAGACCGTTCCATTATTACCAAATACCGCCATATTCCTAGAATCTACCGCCAATGGTGTTGGTGACTTCTTCTATAACACATGGCAAGCTGCTAAAGAGAACAAATCTATCTTTAAGCCATTCTTTTTTGGGTGGCATGAACACACTGATTACCAAATCTATACCGAACCCCTAGAAGATAAGACTGAAGACGAGATAGCATTACAGAAAACCTACCAGCTTACAGACGCACAAATAGCCTGGAGACGCCTAAAAGTAAAAGAATTTGCAGGTAATGAGGACAAATTCCACCAAGAATACCCAATAAATGAGGGAGAAGCCTTCTTAGCCTCTGGTAGACCTAGATTTAACATCCCTAAACTCATAGAAATGGAGAAGGAATGCGTAGATGCACCAGAATATGAGCTAATGGAAAAGAAACTGGGTGGCAAAACCACTGGCAGACAAATATATTTAAATAAAAACTCTAAAATCCTGGAACCTTATGTCGTCTATGGCGCACCCCTGAAAATATGGGAGAAGCCAGTAGAGGGCGCTAAGTATGTTATCGGAGCCGATGTTAGTGATGTGGGTGATGACTACTCTGTAGCCACTGTTATCCGCACCGATACCAACACAACTGTAGCAAGATGGCGTGGTCAGCTAGAGCCTAGCGAGTTTGGTGAGGAACTTTACCTACTCGGCACCTATTATAATGACGCTCTTATTGGCGTTGAAAGCAACAACCACGGATTAAGAGCAAGCTACCTCAAAACTGGGTTGGAGAACAGATCGTAAGACTAAACCACTGATGATTGACCATTTATCCGAACATATCACTGAAGGCACCCTAAAAGACCCTGATTTAGCCTTTATTCGTGAATGTATGACCTATGTTGTGGACAAAAAGGGTAGGACAAATGCACAAGAGGGTAAGCACGATGACACTGTAATTGCAACAGCTATTGCGTTACAATTATTCGAAGCAGGTGCTATAGTGTATCGTAGGAAAGCAAGAGCGATATATAACAACAAGTATGCACAAGCTAAGAGGAATAACAGGACCCTACTAAATGGATAATCAGAACATCACACAACCAGTACCAGACTCAACTAACTCCACAGTTGATTTAGTCATTAGACGATTTAGAGAAGCAAGAGACTACGCTAAGAACCATTACTACGATGTATGGGAGAAAAGCTGGAAGTCTTACCACAACCAGAGAACTGGCGCACAGTATATCGGTGTAGCCAACAACTTCGTGCCTGAAACCTTTACTATCGTAGAAAGCATCAAAGCTAACATCATTGGTGGTGAGCAGAGATTCGAGTATTATCCAACTAGAGACGACCAGAAGAAAGACACCAAAGCTCTTAACTCTTTAGTAGAACACTACTGGTACACTAACAACTTCCCACAAGAATCACTTAAATGGATACAGGATGACATCGTACTAGGTACTGGCATTATGTGGACATTCTGGGATCAAGAGCGTGGCGTAGTCCCAATGTATGTCCCTCTTAAAGACAACTTTATCGACCCAACAGCACAGAACTATCAAACAGCTAGATACGCTGGGTTCCGCTACCTAACAACATTTGAACAACTAGAAGGACAGAAAGTCTTCGACCCAATTAAAGGCAAGATGGTTCCTAGATTCAAGAATCTTAAAGCTGTTAAAGCAACAGTCAGAAAAGACCGTGATGACACTGACAAAGAGCAGAAAGACAAACTTCTAGGTTCATTACTAAGTGAAGACGCTAAGAAGAACCAAATAGAAGTCATTTACTACTTAGACAAAGAAAAACTAATACAGGTTGCAAACCGCCAGATTATCATTGAAGAAATAGATACACCATTCAAGCGAGACGCTGAGATGGTAAATAGCTTTGACGACATGGGTAACCCTGTCCAGTTCGAGTTGCCTGAGATTAAACCATTCCTTCCTTTTGCGCCAGCTAGGAACTACATAGATGGCTCTCTGTTCTATGGGCGTGGTGATGCTGAAGTAATTCTTCCATCTCAGGAACTTCTAAACGACACATCTAGCCAAAAGACCGACAACCTTACCTACATTATTAACAAAGTGATGCTCGTAGACCCAGCTTACGCTGACGAAGCTGACAACCTAGACATTATTCCAGGCGCTAAGTTCATGATTCCTCCAGGAGCTGTAGATTGGCTTACAATGCAACCTATTGGTGCAGATGCCGACATCGAGATGAACCGCATCGTAGACAGCATGAGAAGGGCTACAGCAGCCGATGAAATCATTCAAGGTTCTCTAAAGAGAAGCAGCCGAACAACTGCTACTGAAGTTAGGGCGCAACTAGCTCAGGCTGGTACTAGATTCTCTATCAAACTTAAAAACCTAGAACGAGAAGGTATGAAGATACTTGCTGATAACATCTTCAAGTTAATCCAAATCCACATTACTAAAGAAATCGCAGTTAGAACTATTGGACCAAAGGGTGCTGAGTTCTTAAACTACAACCCTGGCGAATACTTGGGCGACTACGAACCACGAGTTATGTTAGACACTACAGCTGCATCAGTAGCCGAAGAAGAGAAACAGAACGCTATGATGTTCTTCCAAATGGCAAGCCAACTAGACTTTGTTAATAAAGAAGAACTATTCCGCACCACAGCAGAAAAGATGTTTGATTTAGACCCACAAGAAATGAACCTTTTGATAAAAGAAGCACAAGAAATGCCAATGCCTGAAATGGGTATGGGTATGCCAGAAGAAATGCCAATGGAAGAACCAGTAGGAAATGAAATGGAACTGCCAATGTCTACAGAAGCTATTCCAAATAGCGCTATGGCAGAAGCAGAACAAGGGGTAATGTCTGGTGAACAAACTTTCTAAAGACGAACTACGACCACAATATGCCAGCTTCTTACAAACAGAGGCTGGTAAAGACTTTCTAAGACAGTGTGAGATACTAGAGAAAGCTTTTATATTACAGGGCATTAAAGGTGAAACCAACGCCCAAAAAGCTAATTCCCTAAGTAAATTAGAAGGCTTAATAACAATAAGGGACTACCTACTCAGAATGGCTAAAAAAGGTTAGCTGCAAGGGGGAGCAGAAGGCACTCGGCTCTCCCTTATAGCAAGAACCTTTGCAAGTCAATATCTTTTATGCTTTACTTTATTTAGGAGTGCCTTGTTCCTAATAAACTCATTTAACCGAAAGGAAGTGTATGCAAGACAATACCACTCCCGATAGTAGTACTGCGGATCAGGCGGCTCAACAGCCACTCCCTGAAGAAACAATACAAGCATCGGCGGAAAGTTTGCGAAGTGATTCAATCACTGACACATCAGAGGCGGCAGAAGCCACTCCCTCTACTGAAAATCTAGAAGACAAAGAGCTTTTAGATTGGGCGCAGAGTTCTGGTATGGATACCAGTGACCCTGTGAAAATACTTAAACGACTTCGAGACACGCAGCAAGCGTTGCACGAGAAGACCAGCCAGACATCTGAATTACAGAAACAGGTTGGAGATACTTCTTACTATGCAGAGAGTGATGCGGTAATCCAAGAAGCCAGAGTATTAAACTTTTACAATTCAAACCCTGACGCGAGAAGCTACGATGTCAAGATGGGAGAAATCTACCAGAATACGCTGCAGACTAACCCAGAATTTGCAGAACAGCTTATCCGAAACTTACCAGCGCTTTATGCAATGGCTAAGCTAGAAGATACTCAGCAACAGGTTGTAACAGCCCGACAACAAGGTATGAATGAGGCTATCGAAGCTACTAAGAAAGCACAAGCTGCTTCGGCGCCTACAATGAATGCCACATCATCTGCACCAGCACAAACTGGATGGAGTGATGCAAAAGTAAAAGAAATAATTGATAAAGGTCAATACAACCAATATCGAGATGAAATCTTAGCTTGGGAGAAGTCACAGTACGGCGTTAGATAAAGCTTTCTTGATCAATAATTTTTAAGAAAGGAAAACACCACTATGGGACTTGGTTCAGACCACATTACTGGTACTACAATTAACAACTGGCGCCCTAATATTTGGGCTAGTGAAGTTCTAGCTGCTCGTGAGAGCGCATTAGTTCTTGCTAACCTAGTAAAGCGCTATGACAGAGATGTCGCTACTAAAGGGAAGACTGTTGAAATCCCTAACCTATCAAACCTAACTGCACACGCAAAAGTTGCTAACTCACAAGTTACACTTAACGACCCAACAGAAGGTAAAACAACAATAACAATCGACCAACACTGGGAAGCTTCAGTACTTATTGAAGACTTTGCAGAAGTTCAAAGCGCATACGATGCTGCTCGTGAATACCGTGAAAAAACTGGTTACGCTATCGCTGAAAAGATGGACAACTTCATCGCTGACGATATGACAACTAACTTCACAGAATCTGTTGGAACTTACGGCACAGGTATCGCTTACGGTGATGTTCTTGACGCTAAGCAAAAACTAGATGAAGCTAAAGCTCCTATGACTGAGAGATACTTCGTAGTAACTCCAAAAGGTCACAGAGACCTACTAGAAATCGACGAATTCGTTCGTTACGATGCTATGGGTGCTGCTAGCCAGCCATCAGGCTACCGAACAGGTCGCGTTGGAATGATTCTTGGAAACGATGTTTTCATGAGTCAAAACCTAGTTGTAACTGCTGGTACTCCAACAGAAAACAACTGTTTGTTCTTCCACAAAGAAGCATACGCTCTAGCTGTGCAAACTAGTCCAAAGACTGAAATGCAACGCAAGACTGAGTACTTGGGTGACTTGATTGTTACACAAGCTCTATGGGGCGGTCATGTTCTTCGTGACGACCACGGCGTAGTAGTTAAATGCTAATATGCTAAAATAATCTGAGTGTCCCCTAGACACCAGATCAGTTAAGACCTCTAGCAATAGGGGTCTTTTCTTATGTGGTAAAATGGTTTTGTAAATAAAAGGAGTCCAAATGGCATCATTAGATAAGCATCTAAAAGAATTAGAAAATCTAGTCCCTAAAGAAGAACTAACACCTGAAAAGAAACTAGAGTTCATCGAGAAGCAAATAGAAGGCTTCCAAACACAGGCTTACAGATTTTTAGTAGATGTTGAAGTAGCTAAGGAATACATCAGAGTTGGCACAGAAGAAGGCAAGGAAGAAGCCTATGTCGACACTGGTGAAAAGAAGATTGTGGAATCTGTACAAGCATTACGCTCAATAGTAATTAACATCGAAAAATTATGCCAAATCAGAGAAGAACTCAAAAGCAAATACGAATTGCAGTCATCCTCCCCAGTAGAGGCTTAGTCTATAGCAAGACCGTAGAAGAGCTGTATGAGGCTCTAGAAGGGCTTGATTTCAAGATTTTCTGGTCACATGGTAGACCAATACCAGATTGCTTTGAAATACCCACAGAAGAGGCTCTAAATGACCCTACATTCACTCATTTACTAGTCATTGAGGAGGATATGATTATCCCTAAAGATGGGATTAAGAATATGCTCAAAGCAGATATTCACGCCATAGCCTATGATTACCCAGTGACAGGGGCTAAAGGTGGCACCGTGCTTTACGATACAGAAGATACCGCATACTTCACTGGCTGCGGTATTTTACTTGTAAAGATGGAATATATACGAATGATGAAGAAACCTATATGGCGAACAGACATTGCCTGGAATATGACCCATAGACCAGGATATGTAGAGTTCAACATAGAGGATAGACGCAAGGCAGATTACGGTCAGCAAGACATAGCGTTTGGGCTTAGGTTTTATATAAACAAGATGCCTATACATGTAATGAAGGAGACCACAGGTCAAAGAAAGCTTGAGAAGCGAGGTGATGGTTTCACTAATGATGGAACACATACTATAGTTGAGTATACTGAAACTGAACGAAACAGCCACATACAGCCTAAGGAAATTAACTTTAGAAAAGTAATCCTCAAGAATAGTCAAGTAATAGAACTCTACACATCTTCCGCCCAAAAAATGGTAGAAGCAGGAGAAGCAGATTGGATTACAATAGGTAGAGCAGAATTTAATGGAATAGATAAAATAAAGGATTGGGTATATTTCGATGGCAGCAGAGCGTAGCACACAGAAAACACATAAAGAAGACCCCAACCAAGTTTTATATGATGAATCTTATTACCACGCATTAAGGGGAGAGATTAAGGGTGATGTACTAGACATAGGCTCTGGCGCTTTAATGTTCGTTAAGCGCTACATAAACAATCCAGGAGTTAAATCAGTCACTGCAATAGACAAGTTCAGAGAAGATTATCAGGCTAACAAGCTAAAAGTAATAGACTGGACTTGCCCACAAATATTACCTAATGGGAAGTTCGACACCATAGTTAGCACCGAATTTATAGAGCATATTGAGAGAGACCAACTAGAACCCTTACTAGAGCAGATATGCGAAAGACTAACTGGTAAGTTCGTAGGATCTACGCCTAACAAGAAAGTCCCTACAACTAACCCTTACCATTTATACGAATACACACTTAGCGAATTACAGGGCATCTTAAAGAAATACTTTAAGAAGGTAAAGATTAAAGACACTGGATATAACTGCACAGTATGGATAGCAGAACAGCCAAGGTCACGATAGTAATTCCATGTTATAATCAGGCGCATTTTCTGCCAGATGCTATTGAATCTGCCTTAAACCAAACAGTTAAATGCGATGTAATAGTAGTAGATGATGGCTCACCAGATGATGTATATGGTGCCACTATGGGCTACCCAATAGCTTATCTTAAACAAGAAAACAAAGGCTTATCTGGCGCTAGGAACTCTGGTATCAGATTAGCCAAGACCGAATGGGTTTTACCATTAGATGCTGACGATATGATAGCCCCTGATATGGTGGAGAAATGCTTAAAGATAAAGGCAGACATTATCGGGGTAGGACAGCAGACCTTTGGGGATTACGAATCTAAACATATCTTCCAAACAGCGCCCACCTATAAAGACTTCTTAATAGCTAACCAAATTAACTGTTGCTCCCTATTCAGACGCACTATGTGGGAGAGATTAGACGGCTATGACGAAGATATGAGAGCTGGTTACGAGGATTGGGACTTCTGGATGCGAGCCACAGAAAAAGGCTACAAAGTTAAGACAATTCCAGAGTTTCTATTCTTTTATCGTAAGCATGGTAGTAGTATGGTAACTGAGGCTACAAGAAGACATAAGGAAATACTTCAGTACATGCTAAATAAGCACAAGAAGTGATATAATGCAAATATGAATGACAATTTTAAGCAAGTTATTAAATCCCTAGAAGAATCTAAGAAACTTGCTAGCACTAAAGCCGATAGCGCAGCACAACAAGAACTACTCGTAAAAAGTGTAGGTGCGCTTCAAACAGCAATCGTAGAATCCATGAAGGTGCTTGCCAACTCAATGCTTGGCGGCACTATCAATGTTAATGACAAAAGCAACAAAGGCGTTGTACGAACTCCAGATGCGCTAGTAGCAGCTGAAACAGTAAAAGGCGCCATAGACCTAGTATCAAAGAATATAGCCAACCTAGACGCTATAGTTATTAAGAAAGAACTAGATATTACGCCTATAGTTGAGGGTCTTAAAGCTCTTAACGGCGCCATATCTAAATTACCTACAGCATTCCCTGCAATGCCAGCTATGCCTAAAGACATGGCTATCAACAACCTCGATGTCGTAGTAAAAGCACTGACCGCTCTAAACAAAAACCTCCAGAACATCGAGTTCAACCCAAACATTAAGGTTGCAAGCCCTGTAGTTAATGTAGATCTATCAGCAGATCTTAAACGCTTAGAAAAGGCTATCAAAGAGATTAAACCTACTGTCACTATGCCTGACATGCCAGAGTTTAGCACCGAACGCCTAGAGTCAGAGATTATTAAAGTAGCTGACACTATTAGAAAGCTAGAGTTCCCAGTACCTAACATTAAGCCTTCCTATGTAGACTCAACAGGTAGAAATACTAGCGTTCAACTAACAAGCACAGGTAAAGTACCAGTAGAACTTGGTGTCAGCCCAACAATCGACATTGGTGATGTGCAAGTTAAAGACGCATCAGGCACGGTTATCAACCCATCTACTTTAGAAGCCCAAGAAGATATTATCGAAGCACTACACGAGAACCACGACCTATTCGGTTCAGCTATCACAGGCTCACGCTACAACCAGATAGAAATTGATTACTCAACGGCAGACCCAGATTTAATTACAGATATTACAGTTACAAAGTCCAACGGTGGTGACGCAACTACTTCTGCAGGTCAAGCAGTCTTTACTACAGGCACATCAACTAATGGTGGCATTAAAGCAGTCACAGACCTATCTATTGTTTATAGACCACACACAGAAAGCTACGCAGCGTTCTCAGCCATCTTCACTACAGGAACAGCTAACTCTTACCAAAGACTAGGCATCTACGACACGAACAATGGTTTCTTCATTGGATACGAGGGAACATCTTTTGGCGTTACAATACGAAAAAGCACTGTAGATACTAGAATCGCTCAGGCTTCATTTAATGTTGATACCCTAACAGGTCAAGCTACATCTAATTACACTAGAAACGGTGTCCCAGAAGCTATTGACCCTACAAAAGACAACCTATACCGAATCAGATACGGTTGGTTGGGTGCTTCAGGTATTTACTACGAAGTTTTATCTCCAGACCAGACTTGGGTTACATTCCACATCTATCGCAGTATCAACACCGCCATAGTCCCATCTGTTGCTAATCCAAACCTACCTATTACCTTAGACGCAGCAAAGACAGCAGGTGCTTCTAACATCACTATCTCTACAGCTTGCTGGGCGGCAGGAACAACTTCTAACTTCCAGAAGATTACAGATACTCTTACCGACAACACCTTAGCTACGCTTAATCGCTCAGTAATTACAGGTCAGACAACTGGAGGCGGTGGTGGATATGTAAATGTAAAAGTAAATCCATCAGGCGCTCTTGCAGTTGAAGCTACACTTAGCAAACCTGCGACTGGCACAACTACTACAGCTTCAGTAACTAATTCAAATACCACAGTATTGGCTTCTAACAACGCTAGATTAGGCGCCACAATTTATAACGAGGGTTCAGTAGACTGCTACATCAAGCTAGGATCTACAGCATCTGCTACTTCTTACACACTTAAAATGGTTACCGATGGCTATTACGAGGTTCCATTTGGTTACACAGGCATCATAACTGGCATCACTGCATCAGGAACTGCTACACTAAGAGTAAATGAATTAACTTAAAGGAGGGATAAATGCCATATTACGCACCAGCATCAACCTCAACAATTAAGGTAAACGCAACGGCAGGGGAAAACCTTGTGGCTGGCGACTTAACCTACCTAAAAAGCGATGGCAAATACTGGAAAGCGTCTGTATCTTCATCAACTACTGGCACAGCTAAACTCTTGATGGCTAACGCTACAATCAGTGCAAACGCAGTTGGTCAGTTCATAGCCTACGGCACAGTACCTATGGTTGGTCTTACGGCTGGCTCTGTGTACTTTATGTCAACTGGTGGTGGCATATCTACCGCAGCACCAACAACTCAGGATTATGTTATCCGACCAGTAGGCACCGCATCATCAACAACAACATTGGAGTTCGACCCAAGCGTATCTTGGGCGACATATAAGGCTTAAAGATGGCAACATTTTATCTTGACTTAGCAAACGGAAACGACGCAAGTGCTGGCACATCTTGGGGTACTGCTTGGAAAACATTTTCTAATGGTCCTACAGCTGCTCGAATAGCTCCTGGCGATACAATTAGAGTGGCTAAAACTTCAGACCCAGTTTCTATTGGAAATGCTACTTGGACAAGTAGGAGTGCAACGGTTACTTTAGCGACTGCTCAAACAGCTACTATAGATAACTGTGAAACTTCTTGGACTGCTGCTAACTCTGGAACTGCAGTAAGACAAACCACCTCACCAGTCAAACAAGGTACATATTGGATGGCGTTGCAAACTCCAGCTTCTACCTTAACAGCTACCAAATACGCATATTTTACTGTAGGTGGTGCTAGTGGTTTAGATTTATCTGCTCATCAACAAATTACTTTATGGATTTGGTTAGGAAGTTCAGCAACTGCCGATGCTAACAGGTATCAAATTAAACTTTGTTCAGATACAACTGGCGATACAGCTGTAGATGTATTTAACATACCAGCCATACCCGTTACAGGAGCATGGGTTCCAATAGTTATTACAAAAAACGGTGGTGGTAATTTAGGTAGTGCTATTAAATCTATTGCTTGGTATACAGGTTCTAGCAGTCCAGGCAACTCACAATCTGTCCGACTTGATAATATCTCTGCCTGTAAAACAAATGGTCTGAACCTTACGAGTTTAATAAGTAAGAACTCAACTGCTGATTACACACAAACTGATGGTTGGTGGGCTATCGGTGTCTTAGACAACACAACGGTTACACTTGCTAACTTGAACTCTACTACGGTTGGTAGTTATAGGGGTTACTATACAGAGGGTACTAGCCCTGAAACGGTTACAACTTATATGCGTGGTGCTTACAATGGTTTTACTATGACAAGTTCTGGTTCTAATGTCCAAAACATTAACGATAGCGGCACTGCTGGGAATCTTATTACTTACTCTGGTGGTTGGGATACATCAACTAACACAAGAACTGGTATTACTTTTATAGATGGTCAAAATGGGTTGGGCTATATGATATCTTTAGCTGCTCGTAGCTATAATAGATTTGAGTATTTTGGTTTTACTAGATGCGAAAGAGGGTTTTTTGAATCTTCAACTCCAACTGGTAATGTTTACCAATACATTTATGGAACTGCTGTTAATACACCAATTTACTGTAATGGTTTCAACACTACTGTTGATAGTGTATTTGGTGCTGCTGCAATATTTGATAATGGGTTTGCTGGCACTACCTTAACAATTAGTAATATGAATATGTATTCAGGTATAGGAAATGGTGTAATCTGCAGTATGCCTTATAATACTTTTTCTACTATTTATTCTTCAAATAACTCAGGCGCTGGAATAAACGCATCCAGTTCTTTGATGACATTTAGCGGTATAGTTACTAAATACAATGCAACAGATGGTTTTATATTTAATACTCTTTTAGGTCAAGCAGTAAATGTAACTTCCACAAACAATACTACAAACGGATTGAGATTAGGCTATTCCAACACTGTCAATGGTTATACAAGTAGTGGAAACGCTGTTTCAGTTATGACGGCTTTTGCAAATGTTGGTAAAATAAATAACTGGACATATTCAGAAGCTACTCCTGTATCTTTTACTTCTGGTACTAACGGTGCAATTATAACAGCCGATTATATCAATGGTTCACCTGTTGGAGCGTATTACGCTTCATTTGCAAATGTTTCTACACCAACTTTTACATCTATTCAACAAAGCACTACAACTAAAACAGGCTTAGGTTATGCTTGGCAAACTAATGTTCTCAATACAATCCACGCTGCCGCATACCCAGCTAAACTTACAGTTGCGTCAATAGCAGTCAATGCCAATAAATTAGTAACAGTTAAGGCTTGGGTAAAACTATCTCACGCAACTAACATTAGTGCAGCCTTAGTAGTTCCAAGACTAACTATTCAAGGTGTATCATCTGATGTCAAAGCTAACAAAACAGCAGATACTAACTGGGAAGAACTAACTGTAACATTTACGCCAACTGTTACAGGAGTTGCTAATATAGAATTATGGACTTGGTCTACAACAGGGAGTACAACTAACTCGTCATATATAGACAATATGACAATAACGCAGGCTTAATTATGAATACTATACAAAGACAAGAAGAACTAAACGGTAGATGGTACACTTGGGT